AGTCGCAATTGCCCTCGATTGTCGCCATGAACGGCATGGCGCAAGGCGTGCCGCCGGGAACCGGGGCCGCCGCCGGCGGCGCCCAAGGGCCGCAAGGCGCGGCCAATGCCGGCAAGCCGGGGAATCAACCGCCGGGCGGCCCGCCCGACATGGTCGGCCAGATGACCGGCATGCCGCCGCCGGGCGCACCGGGTGCGTCACCCGGACCACCGGGCGCGGGGGCAGGACCGGGCGGATGAAAAAAGCACGCGCGGCGCAAATCTGGGCCGGTCTGGAAAAGCGGTTGATCGAGCGTTGCGGTCTGCCGGACGGTCACATGCTCGACCGCGAACGGCCGAATCTCATCAGGCGCATCGGCGCCGTGCTCACTGGTAAGGCGGCGGCAGGTGACACCGTAAGCCCGCCGTTACCGGAGAACAAACCGCGACGACTCGTTCTGGATGGGATAGAGCACGCTATCCCACACAGAACATTTCGCGGCGGTGGCATGGCTGTTGCACGCGATGACAGCGTGCCTCAAATCAGGGCGAGAAAATTATCGCTACAATCAGATACCATCCACGACCCCAAGCTGGCGGCCTATCTGGACCGTGCCTGCTCGCGCCGCAGCGGATACGACGGCGACGACAGCGTCGGCTACTCCTAACTCTGTTAACGTTGCGCCTTTTGCATCACCGGCGTAGTGTCCGCGACTTCAGGGGAGTTTGGGCTTTGTAGGATCAACGGCTTCATGGCCGATGATGCTCCTTCGCCCGCCGCAACTGAGAACGCGGCACCGACACCCACGACACCAGAGTCGTCGGCAACTCCATCCACTGGCGTAACTGCGCCATCGCCAAGCGCGCCATCCCCCGGCGAAAAATCTGCGCCATCGCCAAGCGCAAAGCCGACCGAAGGCGACTCCCGCGAGTCACTTCTTGAAGCTGTGCAGCAGGCAGTCCCCGAACTGCGATCCTCACAGAAGAAAGAAGCCGATGAAGCGGGCGGCGTGAAGCCTGCGCCCGATGCAAAATCCGATACGACGACGCCACCGCCTGACGACTACTCCGATTTGTCTGAGGACGTTTCGCCGGAAGAATTAGCGGCGTACCGGCTCGGCACAAAGCGGCGTGTCGATAAGCTCGTTAAACAACGCAATGAAGCTAGGGCTGCCGCAGAAAGTCAAAAAACCGAACTCGACCAACTGAAGGCGTACATGCCGCTGGCAAGCGCGGCGTCGAGCGTGAAGAAATATCTCTCCGACAACGACATCGGAGAGGAAGATTTCAAACTCACGCTTGAACTCGCGGCTGCAATGCGGCGTGGCGACTTCAAGGCTTTCTACGAAGGTGTGCAGCCCTACATGCGGCTGGCTGAAGAATATCTGGGAATTCAATTGCCCCGCGACCTGCAACAGCGAGTGCAGGAAGGGCAGATGACGACGCAATCGGCTGCGATGTTCGCACGCGAGCGAATGGACCGGGCGCTGTCTGAAAGTCAGCGCCTGCGCCAAGCGCAACAGTTCGACACGCATACGCAAGCGACAACCCAGTATCAGCTTCAGACAGCCGTGCGTGACAGAGTCAATGCGTGGGAAACGGCGACGGCGCAGTCGGACCCGGATTATGCAACGAAAAAACCGCTGCTACAGGAAGTGATGTGGAGCGTGGTGCGCGAACGCGGCGCACCGCCCTCGCCGGAAGCCGCCGTAGAAATCGCAAAGGAAGCGTATCGGCGGGTGAACGAGCACAGCGCTCGGTGGACTCCTCCGAAACGTCCAACATCACGACAGCCCAGCAGCACTGGCCGCACCAATGGCGCCGCGCCCCAGCCCAACAGTTTGAGGGATGCTGTCGTACAAGCGATGGAACGGGCGCGGCCCTGACACTTAAGGGCACACGTCAATGCCGACTTTTACCCAGCCGATGCTCGACAATGTCACAACGGCTGCACTCGACTACTGGCTCAACAAAGGCACTGCGTTCCAGCAGGCAATTCAGGAAAAGCCCCTGCTTGCGATGATGGAAAGCAAGGCCAAGACGTTCCCCGGTGGCAAAGGCAACATCATCGTTTCCGTGAAAGGTGATTACGGCAACACCGGGAGCATCGGCACCAACGACAAGCTGGTCGGCTATCAATTGGACGATCAGGTCCAATACTACACGCCAGCCAACTTGAAACAGGCGGTGTTCCCTTGGAAGGAACATCACATCGGTCTGACGCTGACGCACTCGGAACTTAAGGCCGATGGCATCAGCGTGGTGGACACCAACGGCGAGGACACCAGCGACCATAGTGGCCGCGACGTGACCGTGCTGGTTGGTTTGCTCGATGACGCATTGCAGGACATCAGCGAACGCTACGCGCAATCGCTTAATGCACTGCTCTGGGCCAACGGCACCGCCGACCCGAAAGCGCTGGCGGGAATGGCCGCCCTTGTCACCGACGCACCCGGCACCGGCATCGTCGCCGGCCTCGACCGTGCGACCTACACTTGGTGGCGCAACCGGGCCTATACGACAGCGATGGGGTCAGCGGTCACTGGCACCCCGGCGCTGGCGGCGTGGGGCGGCGCACCGATTGCATCGTCTGCAACCGGCGGCGGCGTTCTCATTGCCAAGCTGCAAAACGAGTACCGGCAACTCACCCGCTACGGTGGCAAGCCGAATACCGCGTTGTGTGGCAGCGACTGGCTCAACGCGCTGGAAGTTGAACTGCGCGCCAACGGCAACTACTCGATGCAGGGCTTTGCCGGCGGCAAGGACGTATCGGTCGGAACCATCAGTTATATGGGCACTGACTTTGAATACGATCCCTCGCTGGACGCACTCGGCAAAAACAAGCGCTGCTACTGGTGGGACAATCGCGACATCTATCTGGTCAAGATGCAGGACGAGTGGAAGCATCAACACTCGCCGTCGCGTCCCGTCGATAAGTACCTCATCTATCGAGGCATCACCTCCACCGGGCAACTCTGTGCAAGGCGCCTCAACAGCGCCCTTGTCATCGACATTGCCTGACGGGGAACCGCCGGGCCGTCCAAGCCCGGCCCGGCGGTCAACTTTGTAAAGGAAGCCAAAATGAAAATGCACTGGTGTACCTGCCGGGTAAACCTCTCCGGCCAAAATCTGACGCACGTCAGTTTCAGCCCGCAGGATGCGGTGTCATGGCCGGAGGTGCAGGTATTGACCGCGCTGCACGGCGAAGAAAACATTTACGACATCAAGCCCATCAGCATCGCCGAAATCAATTCGCGCATCGAAAAGGACCGCCTGATTGCCAAGTACGGCATGATTGTCGAGCGGGTATTCCCCGGCCGCGCCTTCCTGATGGAAACGCTGATGCCGGCGCACAGCGAAAACCTGCCGCTGTCCGACCGTGACGGCATTCCGCTGCCCGAACAGGTCGCCGCTACCGGCAACGGTAACGGCAACGGCGAACATCCCGGCGATGACGATGAGGAGGAGGATGACGCACCGGCGCCAGAACAGCCGCCGTCACCGGCGCCTGCCGCCTTCAAGCCCGGCAAGCATCCGCGTCCGACGCTGCCGACGCCAGCCTGATGCCGGTCGGGGTCGCACTCATCGACTTGCGGCGTGATCTGCGCGCCGAAACCGGGCAATCGCTCAACCCGGCGCAAGGCGTGCAGTCGCAGGCAACGCAGGATAATCAACTGGATCGCCAGCAGCGCGAGTTGTGGGCCAATTACGATTGGCCGCATCTGCGCTACTGGGTCGATTACAGCGTCAACGCCGGACAGTCGGTGTTCGATTACCCGGCGGATATGCCGTTTGATCAGATCAACCAGATTTACTTCAGCACCGACGGGAGCAACTGGAAGCCGCTGGCCTACGGGATTCGGGCCACCGATGTCAGGCTCAACGCATCGGCCGGAACGCCGCTGCGCTGGGGCAACATGGCCGTTGTCACCGGCGGCGTCACCAATCCGGTCGGTCATATTCAAATTTTGCCGACGCCAAACGTCAACGGCGAGTTGCGTTTTGCAGGTTCGGCACCGTGCAATCCGCTGGTCGCCGACGATGACGTTTGCATCCTCGACAGCAAGGCCATCGTGCTGTTTGCGGCGGCAGAAATTCTAGCCACCAATAAAGTGGAAGCGGCGCAGTTGAAGTTGCTCAAAGCGCAGAATTATCTGCGCCGGCTGTTGGCAAATCAGGGCGCCGACAAGCGCACAAACTTCAACATGGGAGGATCAGCCGGCCGCGACTACACCAGTGGCCGTTATCGCTACAATTACGCGGTGCCGGGCATCGACTATATCCCGTCATAGGCCGGCGCGATGGCGTATTACATCATCAACAATTTTGCCGCCGGGCTAGACCTGCGCCGCTCCTCGCTCACCGCCCCGGTCGGCACGCTGCGCTCGCTGAAAAACCTGCATCTGACGCCGGGCGGTGAAATCGAAAAACGCTTTGCGTTTGTGAAATTTGCCACCGTTGACCCGGCCAGCAGCGGTTTGATCGAGGTCAACCAGAAACTTTATGTGTTCGGTCCCAACGGCCCCGGCGTGGTTGAGCCGCCGGCCGACTGGACGGTCGGCACGCTGAAACTCGCGACCGGCGGGATTTCGTACATCCTCGACTACGACCTGTTCAATAATAAGGTGTTCTCCATTGTGGTCGATACCAATGGCGCGGTGCAGCACTTCTATAACGGCGTCAGCGTGGCGGGCGCCAACGGATATTATTGCCGCACCTATAAAACCAAGATGTTCACGGTCGCCGGTTCGGTGATGTATTTTTCCGCAGTCGGCGCCGCCGATGACTGGGCCGGAACCGGGTCGGGATTCATCGACCTGTCGCTTGAGGACAGCGACATGACCGACTGCCAAGCGCTTGAAGTTTATTACGACAAGCTCGCCATCCTGTCATCGACGGCGACGCAATTGTGGTCAATCGACCCGGACCCGCTGCAAACACAATACGACCAGACGCTGCGACAGGCCGGCACCATCGCTCCGCGTTCGGTGCTGCAATACGGGTCGGGTGACGTGCTCTACATTGCTCCCGATGGCATCCGCTCGCTGCGCGCGCGCAACGCCTCGCTGGCGGCGTCGGTGTCCGATGTCGGGTCGCCGCTCGACCCGGTCATGCAGCAATTGCTGCGCGATCAGGGAACAGGGTTTATGAGCAGCATCATCGCGCTGTTGCAGCCGGTGACGGGGCGCTTCTGGATCATCTTGCCAGACCGCGTCTATATCCTGTCGGCGTTTCCCGGCCCCAAGGTGACGGCGTGGTCGCAGTACGACCCGACCGATGCAAGCGGCAATCCCATCAACATTGTCGCCGCCACCACCTACCGCAAGCACGTCGTAGTGCGCGATAGCAATAACAACATTTATGCCTATGGCGGCGCCACCGATACCGGCGTGGTTTACGACACCTGTCCGGTTGAAATCGTGTTCCCGTTCCACGCCGGCGAGGAGCCGGCCACCTTCAAGGTGTTCCACGGCCTCGATGCGGCCTGTACCGGCGAGTGGGACGTGTATGCCTCCTATGACCCGGACAATGACACCGCAGAGGATTATCTGGGCAAATTCACCGGCCCGACGTTTTTGAAGGGCCGCTTCCCGATGCAGGGACATTCAACACATATGAGCCTGCGCATGCGTTCATCGGTCAATGGGCCTTTAACGCTGTCCAACATGATCGTGCATTATGAAAAGGCTGAAACGGGATGATCCGCGTCGAAGCGGCGACCTTCGACGCGGTGGCCTACGTCGCGGCGAACCTGCGCGAGCAGGATCGCGTCGAATTATCGGCGACATCATCGCCGGACGGTCTGTATTTGCCCGAAAGGGTGATGGGGTATGCGTCGGCGGCGTTTGTTTCGCGCGACGAGAACGCAGAACCGATAAGCGTCTGGGGGCTGTGCCCGATGTGGCCGGGCGTCGGCACGGCGTTCGCCTTCGGCACCGACCAATGGCCGCGCGCGCTGTTAACGATGACACGGCACGTCAAGCGGTTTATGCTCCCGCTTGTACTGGAAAACGGCTACCACCGTATCGAGTGCCGGGCGCTCGCTCACAGAGAGGATGTGGGCCGATGGGTTGCCCAATTCGGTGCAGTTGCGGAAGCCGTATTGCGCTCCTCCGGTCGGCGCGGCGAAGATTTTACCCTTTACAGGTGGCTCAGTGATGAGCACCGCCGCAGAGCGAACCCAGACCAAACCGGCAATCCAGTTGCGGCTGGCGAGCGTCGCAGACATTCCGGCATTGGTAGCACTGTTCCAAGTTTTCTTTAATGAAAGCCACTATCAGCCGGCGCTGCAATTCAGCACCGATGTCTGCACAAAATATCTCACCAGCGCCATCGGCTCAGGCTTTTCGCCGCACATCATCGCCGTTGACGGTGACAAAATCGTCGGCGTGATTTCCTACCATTTCGATGAAAGCTTTTCGGCAACGCCGCTGGCGGTGATGGACGAACTGTATGCGCTACCGGCCTATCGCGGCACGCCGGTTGGCCGCGCGCTGGTGGGAGCGTGCATGGACCTGATGAAATCTGACGGCGCCACTTGCGCGCATATCCCGCTGACCAGTGGCCATGCAGCGATGCCGACGCTGGTCAATCTGTTCAAAAAATTCGGTGCCGAAGAAATCGGCGTCGTCATGCGAAAGGTGCTGTGATGGGCGGAAAATCTCATTCTTCAAACGACCAGATGATGCAATTTGAAATGCAGCAGGCGGCAGAAGCCAAGCAGAAAGAAGCCGACCGGCAGGCGCGTTTGCAGCAAGGCACGCAGCAGGTCAACGATATTTTCTCGGCCGGAAATTTCGATGATGCGTTCTTCAACAAATACAAGCAGGCCTCGCTCGATTACACGCTGCCGCAACTGCAAAACCAATATACGCTGGCAAAAAACAAGCTCACTTATGACACGGCGCGCGCCGGGACACTCAACTCCTCTGCCGCCGTCGATGCCGCTGGCCGCCTCAATACGCAAAACCTCACCGACCAAGCCGGCCTCAAAGCCGCCGCCGACGCGCAAGCGGCGTCCTTGCGAACGCAAATCGGCAACGAAAAGCAGCAGGCGATCAATCAGTTATACGCTACGGAAGATCCGACCGTGGCCGCCAACACCGCCACCGGCATGGTGCAGCAGGGCGCCATTTCGACGCCCAACCTCAACCCGCTCGGCGCCATGTTCGACCCGATTGCGGTCGGCGGCATCAGCGCTGCCAACAGCTATGCAAACAACTACTACACCAGCCAAGGGCTAAACCCGGCCTCGCCGACCGGGACCGGCAACATCAATATCGTAAGAAGTACATAAGCCTATGTGTGACCCGCTTTCGATGATTGGGCTGGTCGGCTCGATTGCCGGCGGCCTGATTAATTATTCGCAGCAGCAGTCCGCCATGGAAGAACAGATGGCGGCCAACCAGCGCTGGGTCGATTACCAGCGCCAGCAGGCGCAAGAGGCGACCGCGCGCGACAACGCCAACCGGGCATTGGCGCAGCAAGCGCAGCAGCAGACGGCCGACCAGATTTCGGCGCAAACGCAGAAAGACCAGCAGACCACCGAACAGCAGCGCGTGCAGACCGACATCACGCCAACCGCGATCCAGCCGGGACAAACGCCGGACCAGCTTGCCGGCGACATGCTGCTATCGGGACAGCAAAACGCCGCGCCGGAAGTAAAGGGCGCCATCGCCAGCCGCGTGGCCACGGCGGCGGCCGACGCCCGTCAGCGCATTGCCGCATTGGCTACAATCCAATCCTACGGCGGTTCGCAATTCGGTTTGCAGAACACGGTCAACAAGGAATTCCAGACCGGCAATCAGGGCATCGACCTTTATAATAATTACCGGCGCGGTGATCTGGCGGCCTACAACGTCGCCAAGCAGGTCGAACCGCAGAAAATCCAGATGACGCCGTCGCCGTGGGGCGGCATTGCCAACTCGCTTGCCGGGATCGCCGGCAAGGGCGCCGGTGCCAGCATGTTCAGCGGCATCGGTGGCGGCGGCACGGTTTAACCAGCGGATAAAATTATGCCCCTTCAATATATCCCCGACAACACCATCGGCGACGCGCTGGCCCAGCTTGGCAACACGATTTCCAATGGCCCGCAGACGATGCTGCACGCGGCGGTGGCCGGTGAGCAAATCAAGACCAGCGCGCAGAAGCGCATGGAGTTGCAAAACGAACTGGACGCCAAACAAGCCGCCGCCGACGCCACCGCCGAACTCGACAGTCTGACGGAGCAAAAAAGGCAAGCTGGCCCCGCGTGGACGCCAGAGCAGGAAACGCAGTTGATCGGCGCCAAGACCCGGTTTGGCGAGGCGGTGACTAAGGGGTCGGCGCTGCTTGGCAAATCAGCAGCGGACTTTACCAAAGGCGTCTATGCGTCACGCGGCCAGCAAGACTTGTCCATCGCACCGGCGCCAATTGGTTCACCGCGCTACCTGCAACAAATGGGTGCGCTTGAAGAAAAACTGCCGGCGCCGACGACCCATGAAGCCAAACTGGAAAACATCGGCATCAGGGCACCGGACGGCAGCATAAGCTACAGGTCAACCACTGACGGCGGCAAAACCGATGCGCTGACCGGACAGCCAATGGCCGCTTTCGTTCCGCCGGGTCACGCAATTCTAGCAATGGGTGCGCTATCGCCGGGCACGCCGGGGCAAGGCTTTGAGGACAATGCAATCCATGAATCGCTATTGCGCGCGACCCAGCAGATTCAGAACGGACAGACGCCAAGTGAGAGCATGCCAAGTCTGGCGGCAAAATACAGCAAGCTCTACAAAATTGAGCAACAGATTGAACCGGCGCCGAACGGCGGTCGCGTGATTGTCGGTATCCAAAAAACGGTTCCAAACGCGACCTACGCGCCGCTGCATTCGGCGATTGATTACTATTTCCGCACCACGCGCCCGGCAGACTCATCGGCAACCGGCGCGCTGCCGAACACGGCGCCGGCTGCCGCTGCCACCACCGGCGGCCCGACCGCAGCATTGCTGCAACCGCCGGGAGCGTCACAGGGGCCACAGCCGGCCGCGCCGGATGCCGGCGGTATTGTCAACGGAATATGGCGGCCACCGGCGGCACTTCCGATGCAAACGACGACGCCCGCACCCGGCGTCACCGTGACGCCGGCGGTGCGCGGTTTTGACCAGCAGGAAGTCAGTCGCTTCCAGCAAGACCCGGCCGTCGCCAAGGCGCGCGTCGCCGACCAGATGTATAACGAAATGCAGCGCGCCGCGAAGTACGACACCGGCTATGCCGACCTGCATTTGATCTACGCGCTGGCCAAGGTGTTCGATCCCGGCTCGGCGGTGCGCGGCGAGGAGTTGGTGTTAGGCCGCAACGCGGCGCAATGGCAGAACTGGGTTGGCGGCTGGTTCAACTACATCAAAGGTGGCGGCCGATTGAACGCCGCGACAAAGTCGCAAATGTTGGATCAGGCCTATACGTCCGCCGTGTCCAATTTTGAGGAAGCCGTCAACATCGGCGACCAGACCGCCAAGCGGTTGCAAGCCAATGGTCTGGACCCGCGCGCTGTTCTGCCGGATATGCCGCAGCCGCAAAAGAATGACCCGCGCGAAATCAACCGCTATGGACCCGGCGCCTATGCGTCCGGTATTTCCAACTCGCCGGATAACTCCGAATTTATCCGCATCGCCAACGTGCTTCAGCCCGGCAGCGCGCCGGTGCCATTGGCTTCGACATCAGTGGCAGGACCAGCGCCTTCAACACCGGCTATTCCACCGTCAAACCGCAGCGGCATCAACGTCGCGACCAGACCGTCCGCACCGGCTGCCGCGCCGAACGCAGCGCCGACTTCTGGCAATCCATTGCTCGACTGGGCTGATTCACTCACCGGGCGAAAGCGAGCACAATAATGGCTTTCGTTCTCAGGACTCCAGAGGATTTGCCGATTGCCGGCGCCGACACAGCACCGACAGCGGTGCCTGTTGCTGCGCCAGCCGCCGCACCTATCGTCGCGCCGACTGCACAGCCGCAAGCGCCGCCCGACGAAAACATGCAGCGGCGCCTCGACTACGCGCAATGGCTCAAAGACAATCAGGACAAGGCCGGCACGCCCGACTACGTCAAGATGTCGGAAGCCTATCGCAGTGTCAGCGATGCCGCTGACGCACCGAAGGGCAATTCGGAGGCGTTCAATGTCGCAACGCGCTTTGCGACCAGAAGTGGCCTTAGTCCTATCGCCGCCGCCGACTTCGGCGTCGCCCTGACCAACGCCGGCTTAAATCCGCTCAACTGGCCAGCGGATTATATTCGCGGCAAGCTGGAAAATGCCGGCGTGATTGCGCCGACGCAATTCAAACCAATCCCCGAACCGGGTGCAGTGATTCGTCAATCATTGAACGTGCCGGAACAGGCGTCCACGCCATTGCAACGCGCCGCTGAATTCGGTGCCGAAGCTGTGAGCGGCGGCCTACCTGCTATTGCAAGGTCGGTTATTCGGGCAGCGCCCGGACTGGCGCCAAAGATTCTCGCCGGTGCCCGCGCACTGGCCACAAATGTTGCGGCGCCAGTTGCGGGTGCGCAATTGGGCGGCGAAATCGGCGGCCAGATGTACGGCGAAACGGGCAGGTTGGCCGGGTCATTGCTTGGTGGTGCTGGCGCTCAATCCGGCGCCGGTCTGCTCGGTCGCGGCGTCAGCAGCGTCGCCTCGCGCTACGACCCGCGCCAGTACGCCGCGTCCGATGCGGCAAACATTCAGAGGATTGGCGAGAATCAGGGCGTGCCACCGACATTCGGCGCCCTTGCCAATCGCAAAGGCGTGGCACTGGAAAGAGAATTAATGGGGCAGAGTCCGGGGATCGAGGCACAAAGCAACGCCATGCTCGACGCGATGCAAGCGCGTGGCAAGGCGCTGGTGCAGGAGCGGCAGGCGCTGCCGGCGCGCACACCGGGAAATGCCGAAGTTATCAACCAAGCCGAACAGGCGCGTGTAGGCGGCGGCGATGTCAGCGGTCGCGTGCAGCAATACCTTGAGGACCAAGTCGGCCAAAAGGCCGTGCTGACACAGCCGGTCGAGAACGCACTTCTGGCGCTGCGAAACAAGATGGACCCGAACGACTGGAACGCGACAGTAAAGCCGCGCTTGGATGCAATTCAGCAGATGAATCCGGTGGACCCAGCCACCGGCGCCAGAATTCCTTACGCGCGCTACGAGCAATTCAAAAACTGGCGCAGCAATCTCGGCAAGGACTTGCTCGATATGCCGGGGATGCAAGCAAAATATCATGGGGAAGTTTACGAGCCGGCGACACAAGCGATGCGCGACACCGCGATCCGTGCCGGCGTCCCCGGTGAGGCCTTTGACACCGCGCAGGCAATTACAAAGAGCCAAGAGGCCGCCGGCCGCCTGTCCGAACTGTTGCGGACAACGATGAATGCCGAAAAGGCGCCGAACGCACGCCAGTTTGCCGACAAGATCGACAACCTTGTCGCCAATGACCCCGGCGAACTGGAAAAGCTTGGCGGCAATAACGTGCAAGCGCTCAAGGAATTGGCGTTGCTGGCGCGGCGCTATGATTATGCTTCGGTCAAGGGCGGCGGCGCCAAGATCATGGCGAATGTGCCGACCCGTTTCGGGCCTCCCGTCATCATGGGCACCATCGCGCATATGCTCGGCGCTGGGCCGCTTGCGACCGTCCTTGTCGGTTCCGCAGCCAATAAGGCGTTTCCTAGTATTGAAGGCCAAATTCTGGAATCAAAGTGGGCGCGCAATCGCATGACAGCGCCGCCGGCGGGTCCGGCAGGACCAACCGGGCCAAATTCTTTTGATCGCGTTCTGGCGGCAATGAGTGCCGCAAACCAAGGATCACGGTGATGGCATGGCCACGCACGCTGCCCTCTTATGACCCAAACCCGCCACGCCCGCCGGGGGAAATCCCACAACTGGAAGTGCCGGGGCTAAAGATCGTACAGGCCTACCAGCCGGGGCAAACCTTCGGGCGCAGCGCCACTGCTAACGCGCAGCCTTTCAGCGCCATCGTGTCGCACTATACCGGAGGCGAAAATCTACAAAGTGCATTGAGCACGGCCAAAGGTGATCCGGGGCGCGGCGGCGTTCCTTACGGCTATCACTTTGTCATCGACAAGGACGGCACCGTTTACCAGACGGCGCCGCTCGACGCGCGCACCAACCACGTCATGCCGCCGGGGTCGCAATATCGCAGCGACCGCCCAGACATCAGCAACAACAACGCAATGGGCATTTCATTTGTCGGCGGCGGCGAAAATCCGACGCCGGCGGCACTAGAAGCGGCGCGCAAGCTTTATCCAGCCGTGCAGCAACGCTTCAATATCCCGTCGCAAAACATTGTTGGCCATGGCGAAATTCAAGCCAAGGGGAAAGACTCGCGGGCGGCAGACGAAGGCATGACCATCGTCAAGGAATTGCGAGGCCAGCCACCGACGCAAACCGCGCAAGCAGCACCCAAGGCAGCACCGGGTAAACCGCTCGGCGACACCATGACCGGCGGCCCGACAGTCACGCCAACGCAGGCTTTTTCACCGACGCCGACATCGGCAGTGGCAGGATCGCCGGCACAGCAAGCCATCACCGGCGCGATCAACCCGCAGCCGTCGTTCCCGACCGGAAACGTTGGACCGCAAGCGACCGGCGCAAATCCGGCAATGTATCTGCCGGGCAACCGCAACATGAACACTGGACAGGGTGGCGCCCCGTTCTATCAGGTGCCGGCGCCGCCGTTCCAGCCGGCACAGGCGCCGCAAGCCGCACCGCAAGCGCCACCCACCAAAGCAGCACCTGCGCCAGCGCAAGCTGCGCCGCAGCCGGAAATTCCAACCAGAGTCTATCCCGGCCAGCAATCGACCAACTATCCCGACCAGAGGCTGCCACCGTCAGTGGGCACCGGAACGGGGACCGTGCCGCTGCCATATCAGCGGCCCGCTGGTGCGGGTCCGGCGGTGCCAGCAGACCAGAAGCCGGCCAGCGCGCGAGCACCGGCCGCCGCACCGCAATCGGCAGCGCAGGCCGCATCGGCACCGCCCAGCAGTGGACTGGGCAACCAGATGCCGGTTGCAGGCGGCTACGTTGACCCGAATACCGGCCGTCAGATCGTCAACCCAAGCGGCTCCGGTGAGCAGGCGATGGGACTAACGCGCGACATCGGGCCGGCAGTACCGGCCCGACCGGCACCGGCTCAAACCGGCGCGGGCAACAGAAACACCCCCTCTGGCAAGCCCGTCCGGCCGCCTCCTACTGGGCCGGTGCCGCCTGCACCCGATGCTGCCGGCAGACTGGCCAAGCCCGAAAACATGCCGGCGCCGGAACAGACATTGAAAACGCTGGATGCGTCCCGCCAAAAGCCAAACACGCTCACCGGCCTGTACGGGTCGCAAACGCCTCCGACTAATCCGCCGCAGGGCGCAACCTTCCGCGACATCGCCAATGCGCCGCCAGCGTTCGGGGGGCCAAAAGGCTCGACCCTCACCGACCTGCCGCTGCCGCCCTATAATGTCGGTGGTCCCGGTGGCACGCCGCTACCGCCGCCGCGCCCAAATTTCGGGCCGGATTCGGGTGCGCCAGTCGCACGCAATTATCTGCGACCCGGACCTGCCGCGACGCCACAGGAACAGGCGCAGCAGGACGCGGCGCGGGCGACCGAACAACGCTACGCCGCTGCACAGGGACCGGGGCCGGCGACCGCCGGGCCACCACCAGCGCCACAACCACCGGGACCACCGGGCCTTGGTGACAGGCTGGGCGCTGCGATTGGCCAATTCAGCACCGCGCCCTACAGCCCCGGCTTTCTCAGGCAGACCGGGCCGGCAGCAACGCCAGCCGAACAGGCCACCCGCGACCAGTCGCGTGCCGCCGAACTGGCGCGCAGTTCGGGTCCGCCGGGCGGCAGTCCGGCTATTGCTCTGCCGCAAGGATCGCCGGCTGGGCCGCCACGCAACGCCGACCAGTTTGGTGGACCGGGCACGCCGCCGGGCTTGGCCAAGGCGATGATGGACGCCGTCAGTGGCGGCTATAAGCCGGGCTTCCTCGACCAGACCGGGCCGGCAGCAACGCCGCAGGAGCAAACCATGCGCGGCCAAGGTCAGGCCGCGACAGCAGGACTGCCATTTGTGCAGCCGCCGTCACCACCACCGCCGTCAGCGGGAGCACCGGGGCAACCGGGAATGCCGCCGGGTCCGCAGAACCAGTCAATGTTACCGCCGTGGCAGCAACAGCAGCAGTTACCATTATCGCCGTTCTACAGTCAGGGTCTGCCCGGCCAAGGCTGGCCCAACTGGCAGAACTTCGACACCAGCTTTAGCGGCGGCAATATGGGCGACTTTGGCGGCTTCGGCGGCGGTGGTGGCTTTGCCGGCAGCGAAGGCTTTGCGTTTACTCCGGGGTGAACACCATAAGGACGATGTTCATGCAGCGACGACTCGTTTCAGTTGTCGCGGCTGCGTTTGTGTGCGTAGTCGCGACTTCGGCATTTGCTCGCAAGCACGTTATCGACGCCAATGGCAACAGCGCCGGCCCCGGCGTTGTCGTTTCGCACAAGACCGGCGCCACCGCTCGCGTCGGCTGGCAGTACGCCTCCACCTTTCAGGCCTACATCGACGATCTGGAAGCACGCGGTGCCGCTGTGAAATTCATGGGCGGCATCCGGCGCGGACATTGCGGGCTGGCCAGCATGCACCCATGCGGCAAGGCCTTGGACGTGTGCCAGACCGGGCGCGGGCGGGTTGATCGCCGCTGCAATCTGCCAAGCCGACAGGAGCTAGGCCGCATCGCAGAAGCGCACGGCCTCTTTGAAGGCGGCCGCTGGTGTAGCTCGGACTACGGTCACGCACAGGTTGGCGTTACCGCAGCCGCGTGTGGCAGCCGGCCGGTGATGATGGCGATGAGTGCAAGGGCGCGGCCGCAACAGGCTTACGTCGATCCGATGTTTCCCGCCCGGCTGACGGAGGCACACTGATGAAGGGCCTCAACCTCTCGATCTACACCGGCGGCGGCGAGGCCGGTCACAAGGTCACAATGACTGCCGAATTCGACAACCATGAAGAAGCGGTGCGCTTCCATGAAGGCGTGGCCAAGCTGTGCAAGGACGCATCGCACCCGGACGGGGCAGCGCGGCCGTGGGCAAAGCAGCTTCTGGACTACAGTCGCAAGTGATCCTTGAGATTGAGCAAACCATCTGGCTCACCACGCCAAAGGGACCGGGCTATGCCCGGTTCCTGATTGACCGGGGCGACGACTCCGATTTGCAGTGGGTGGTGTTTATCGACAGCGGTTCGGCAAAAGGTCAAATCTGGACGTTCTCTAATTGGGACGTGCTGCTATTGGACAACGCCACGATGGGACGCGCCTAATGGAGTAGTAACTGCGCCTAAAGGATCGTGACGATGGATATTTTGCAGAGGCTGCGCAGCATCACAGAACTAAACGGCGACACTTATACGGTCGAGGAAGCATTGAGCATGATGCGGCAATCCGCCGCCGAGATTGAACGGCTGCGAGCGGCGCTACAGGACATTTCGGATGGCGACGGGAACGGCCATGTCTATAGCGGCTATGAATGTGCCGCTATCGCTCGCAAAGCACTAACCGCCGCTAAAGGGCCGACACCATGAGAGTTGAACGCTTCATCGCCTGTTGGTGGATTTGGTTTGGCAAGTACGTTCTGAGAATCGGGAAACCTTGGGGTCACAATTACCGCTATGCTTGGCGTCCGCTAATTTCGTTTTTCCGTGTTCTGCGCTAATGGTCCTTGAATGAAAACCCCCGACTGAATTACGGGTTGTATAGTCCTACCATTCCCGGTAATCACTGATGGCGCAACGGACATTGGCACCACCCGCTGTGCGACAATCATCAGGGGCCGGGGGATACCATGAAGAAAACTGCAATTGGACTAATCACACTACTCACGCTGGCTTACGCGACGGCCGCATGGGCGGCTTGCCCGATGGGCACGCGCTACACTTGCCAGCAGGGCTTTAACGGCAAGGTGGTTTGCAGTTGCTCGTAATTGCATTGCGTTAGCGCCACAAGCGCGGTGCAATAAAAACGCCGCCCCATTTCCGGGGCGGCGTTTCATTTGTGACCTTTAGGCCTTGGCTTTGCGCTTCGGCTTTATGTAGTCGAGTGCAGCCTTGCCGGTGAGCGGCATCGCCTTCTTATCGACCTTCACTTTGCGCCGGTCGAGGAAGGTTGGCAGGTCCAGCTTGTCATCCTCCTTGCCCATCACCGACTCCTTTGCGGGGATCGTAAACATGGCTGGCTCTGATTCGGGCGCCCTTTGTTCTGGTGCCGGCAGCAGCTTCGGCTTGGGTACTGCCAGCAATCGCCGGCGTTGTTTTTCCAGCTTTTGCAGCATGTTGGCTGCCCGCGTTAAACGGGTATGCCAGCGCTTCAGGCTGGCTTCGACGGCGGTCAATTTGGCATTAAGGTCTTTCTGCATTATAAGCTCCGTACTGGTTGGTTGAATGACGGCCCCCGCTTGTTGGTCCTTGCGGGGGCCGTTGCTTTTTCAAAGCACGCCAAGCCTAGCAGGTGGGGTCCACGCTTTTTGCGGTTTTGGCAAAGTAGTCCTTGCGGCAGTAGGGCAACTTGAACGTTTTGGCCGACTTGACTCTAGGCTCGACGGGCACAAGTCGCGCGTTTTAGATCCGATGCAATCGCAGAAGTCCTTGCGGCGCAGGGTGTAAACCGCTGAAAAATAATTTTTTGCTAGTATTCTGCGATGGCCGGAATGTCGGACCTCCTCGACGCCCCGCCGACGCTGCTTGACCAAGCGCGCCAGCAATACCCGGCGCTGCTCAACTACGACATCGCCTATAAGGACAACCCCGGCGGCGGGCAGGGCTACATGGAGTCGTGGCCACCGGGCGAAACGGGGACGCCACAGCAACCACGGCCGGCGGAATTCTCCCCAAATAGATTTGGCGTCGAAAACTACCGGCCAGATTCCAAGCCGCTTGACGTGCTCGGTGATGTTGTGTCGCACCATCTGGTCAACATCGACCCGACCATCAAACAGGCCTACCAATCCTTCACCGGCTCGATCCAGCCGTGGCAAGAGGACATTCTGAAAAGCCAGTACCAGCACGCCGTCGCCAATCAGGGCGAGCAACGGCCCTATGAGGCTTGGCGGACGATGTCTGGGGTGCCGGGGTATTTCCGGGGCTACGCTTTCCAGCAGTGGCCGGCGGCATTCAATCAGCGCGCCTACACGCCGGAACAGATGAATTCCTTTGACCACATGATGCAATACCTGCGTTCGCGCTGAATCACTTAGCCGGTTTTCCTCACAGATTTGCTGTCGGTTTGCTGTCGGTTTAGGGTCCAAACGGGTCCTTTTGTGTCCCTTTCGTTCTCCAAACGACTTGCGGCGGCTCTTGTAAGAACCGCCGCAAACCATTAGAAAACAAACATCTTTTTTAGCTTCGGGGCATAGCGCAGTCTGGTAGCGCGTCTGGTTTGGGAGTGTTCCTTACGACGCAACTTTTCCAGCCACGTCAACAACTTGCACCGCTTCTTGGTCGGCCTGTTGTCGGCTTTGCTGTCGGCTTCCCGTTTCCGCTTCCATCGCCGCCCGCAAGTCCTCATCGTACACCGCCATATACTTGGCGGTTGTCTGAATGTCAGAGTGACGCATCAGCTTCTGCACCACCTTGATGTTGGCAACCTTGGCCAGCCGCGTCGCAGCGGTGTGGCGACAATCGTGCAGGTGGAAGTCCTCTAGCCCGGCCCGCTTTGCGTACCGCGTCCACGCGCTGCCCAGCCCCGAATAAGTAATCGGCACCACCTGACCACGGACATAGGCGCGGCCGGTTTTCGGGTTCTTGCGGGTGCGCTTGGTCACAAACGTAAAGACGTACTCGGTCGGGTTGCTCATCAGCGGCCAAAGGATTTGCCGCAACTCGGTCGATAGCGGGATCGTCGCCAGCTTGTCGCCCTTGCCCAGCACGGTGATGGTGCGCTCGCCCCAGTCGATGTCTTTCTTTTTGAGGTTGACGATTTCAGCTTTGCGAAAGCCCGACTTGATCGCAAACTGAATGACCGGCAGGTAATCAGCCCGCATCGCCGCCATCAGTCGCGGCTCCTCATGCGACTTGAGCGAGGTAATGCGCTCCGGTGTCCCCTTCAGCCTCAGTTTGCGCCACTCCATCGGCTCAACCGTTTGGCCCCACAGATCGCGCGAGCGCAACCAGATTTGCTTGAGCAAAAAGGTCACGGTCTTGTTCACGGTGGAGTTGGCAACCCCTTCGCCCCGGCGTCTGGCAACGGCCGTTGTCACCATTGCCGGCGTCAGTCTGCCGATGAGCGTCGTCGGCACAAGGCCGCTTTTTCTCTCATCCACCAGCCAAGCCAAGGCGGTGAATGTCGTCTTGCCCCAAGTGCCGCCGTAGTGCTGGCCGACTTCCTCCCAGAAACGGTCAAAGGCCGCCGTCAACGTCAACGGCCGGCTGTTCTGTTCCTTCGCCGTGAGGATGTCCTTTAGCGCTTGGTCCCGCGCGGCCTTCTCAAACTTTTTGGCTTGCGCGCGGTCGGTCGTTTCAGTCGATCCATGAAATCGTAAACCCTTAAGGCGGAATGCGTAGTGATACGTCCCGCCTTTCCCTCTTGTTTGGACAGACATGGTTTGGTCCTTCGGTGATTATCAATAAACGCGGTGATGTCGGATGCCGCAAAGCGGATTGCACGCCGTTTGCGACCACGCCCGACTTCGATGTAGGAAATTTCACCGTCCCGAACGTGCCGCATCAGCGTCTTGGTGCTGATGGTCAATTCCTTGGCAGTCTGTTCGGGCGATAGAGTTAGCCCCGTCATCGACGCACCTCCTTTACGCGATTTCACAAAATGTTAAAAGCCCTACCCGGACGAGTCGCGCGGCGGGGGGTGATTGGAACAGCCCCGCCGCGCGTTTTCGACAGGCTCGATCCCTCCGGGGCTGGCCGTGGGTGAGGGGTGAGGTCGGCCAACTCTCAGAACGTGCCTGTCAAAAAGGTCGTCTGGTTGCAGCTTGCGCTTCTGAAAATGTACGCGCGCCATGCGGCGCGCCGTGTACGGGCTTTTGAACTGCAAGCGGTCGATCACCACCAGATCGCCGGGATTAAGGCCACGGTCGCACGCAAACACATGACGCTCGGCCTCGCTGCGCCCGATCAGCCGTTCATGGTTCCTGATGGCCTTGGCGGTCCCGCCGGCGTGGTTGGCGCCGCCGCAAATGCAGCGGCAGACCATCTTGTGCTTGCCGCTCTTTAATTCGGATGGTGGCGTCGCATTGTGACAGCGCGCGTCGCATAAGCCGATGCAGCGGTTGTTGCGGTCGAATACTGCGAGCACGGTCGTCATGCGGCCTCCACCTTGTAGAGGCTGCCCGGCCCGCCATGGCGCCGGTTGCTGGTGATCCGCACCTTGATGGCTTGCAGCTTTTTGTTGGCGTGAATGCGCTGAATGTGGATAGAGCGGCTTCCCTGCATCGGGGTGTGCATGCCGGTGTAGATGCGTTCAAACAAGGCCTCTGGCGACACGCCGATGGTGGAACCGGCGATGATTTCAAACATGCGGTACTGCATCGGCGACAGCGACACCTCGACACCGTCGCGCACCACCAAATAGCCCTTCGGATGTAGCAGCACGCCGCTACTGTCGAGGGAGTTGCTCATCTTGTTCCGCCTTTACAGCCGCACACAGTTCGGTCAGCGCTTGCAGGTATTCAATCTTGCTGTTGTCCCGGCGCTCGTAGCCGTTGATCGCCGCATTGACGGCAACCCGGCGGGCGATTGCGGCGATGGTCTGGTCGCTCATCAGTGCGCTACTCCCGTTTCAAAAACTGCTGTAGCCAGCAACTTGTCAAATTCGTAGCTCACGGCACGCTTGCGCGGCGCGTCCTCGACAACACGGCTGTCCTCAATCCGCTCTACCAAGCGCTCGGAATAGATGCGCCGGCGAGGACCGATGTCGCCGGGCGGGATTTCGCGGTCGCGGCGCCAGCGATAAACCGTTGCACGCGACACGCCCCAGCGAATTGCCAAATCTTTCAGCTTCAATGCCTTGCCTTCAGTGCTGGGTGTGCGCGCCATACGTCACCTCCTCACAGGCTCTGTCGTAATCCGTTTCCATCGCCTCCTTCATTCCGGCCGCCACATAGTCGAGCATCCGCAATGCGTCCTCTTTGTTGTCGGTGCGCTGATGCACGCTTGAGAGCAGCAAGGCAAAGGCGGCGAGAAAGACATCGTCAACGTCCTTGTCCTTGCACAGCACGCGCATGTCTGTGATGAGGGTGTTGAAGCTGCGCTTGGTCACGGCGGCACCTCCTCCTTGGGCTTTGCCTCCTTCTTTGGCTTCAACTTGTCGGCGCGCTTGTGGACGTAGAGCATCATCTTTTCAAAAAGCTTCGGCTCGTCGGTCGCCATCAGTTCAAGCTCGGCCGCGTTGTGTTCGCGCCACAGCTTGATGTCCTCCTCAGTTTCCGCCGCGCCGATGGCGGCCATGAAACGCTGACCCCACGCCAGCCATTCCTCTTGATCGCCGATGGCCAGATTGCGCGGCCCGATTTCGCCGGTGTCGGGGTCGGCTTCCGGTGCAATCGGCTGCGCCAGTTGCGGCAGTTCGGTGGTGGGGACTTCGGTGGCGTCCAGTTCGATGACGTGCTCGCCCTTGAAATGGATGCCCACAAACAATTGCGGGCAGTTGCGGCGGCCCCAGACCCGGTTGGCGGTATAGGCAAGCTGCTGGTCGGGCTGTTTTTTCCAAGCGCTGTTGGGCGTGCGGGCGTCACCCAGCCGTACCTCGATTTCGCGCGGCTTAGTCTCCCCGTTGAATGTCGCGGAAGCCGTGACGGTGCGGTCGTCGCCTTCGCCCCTGTAGGTGTGAACGATTGGCCGCTGCACGTTGGCCAGCGCATTGATAAGCGCGCCCGCCATCTGTCCGTCGATGAAGCGCTTGCCCTGAATAATCGACACATGCTCCATCACCGCCCAGATGTCCATTTGCCAGCGCTGCGCCAGCGAAATGGCACTGAGGATGTCGGGCGGCGACCCCTTAAAATCCTTCGGGATCAGCCGGCTACTGGCAAGCTGGTCGGCCAGTTCCATGGCTTCATGCAGCGACTGCGGGACAAGCGCGGGGAGGGACATGGGTTAGCCTCGCTTCACGGTGATGCTGCCAGCGCGGTTGCGGATGACACGCATATTTTCAAACTCGATCAGCCCGACATCGTCGGGGATGATGTCGCGCAGTTCCTTGTTGGCTTCGGCATACATTTCGGCGTGTGCCTTGGTGAACTTCCACACCCGCAAGCACGCCGCCATGTCCTGCCCCCAGTTCGGCCACACGCCCTCATTGTCGGGGTCGAGGACGATCTTGCGCCACTGCGACGGCGGGATGGCCTTGGGGAGTGCCATCGGCGGGGTCAACGTTTCAACGCACAGCCAGAACGCGGCCATGCGCTCCCACAGTTCCTTTTCGTATTCCGGGTCCGCCTTGATTTCCAGTTCGCGCGGGGCGGCGGTGCCGTGGACGACCAGTAACGCGCCACGCGCCGCTTGCCGGCAGCGCATCTGCACGATGATCTGCGGCGTGTAGTATTCGATGATGTCGTCGAGCGGGTTGAAGCTGGAACTAACTTTGCAGTCGAGCACGGTATCGTCGAAGGCGCGGTAGGCGTCGAGCGTGCAACCGATATAGGGCAGCGTCGGATGCGGGCAGAACGTGCCGCGCTCGGTCAGCGGCTGGCCGGTTTTGCGTTCATGCCAGTCGAGGGTGAACGTTTCGCCGTGTGATCCCCACTGCACCGCCCACACATCGGACAAGTCCGGTTCGGGCATGGCGCCGATGGCGACCTTCCAGCGTTCGGTCAGCTTGGATTGATCGTCACCCATGACCACCGGCGCAACGGAAGCGGTCAATCTGTTTTCGCGGGCTTTGAGTTGCGCTTGGGTCAGCACTGCTTACTCCCTGCAACGGACTCTGCCGGGTCAATCGGATTCGGGATGGCGGCTAATTAGAAATTGCTAATAATAAAAACTTAAACTCATAAAAAATCAGTGCAACAGTTTTCTGATGAATGCGTGACAGACCATAAACCGCTCGGCGGTAACTGGTAGGGGCAAGCGTGTTTCATTCTGCATCATGCTGTGTCAAAACGTTTCATTTGTAAAAAAGTTGTGATGCAAAATAGCACAAAATGAAACATTGCCGGTCTGTGTAAACATCGCGACGTTGAGAATGCCTCTCCCCAAAAAGGCATTCCAAAATGGCTAAACGCAAAAAACAAATACTTTCAACGCAGTCGGCCGTGGTCGCGGCGCTGGGTGGCATAAGTTCCGTGGCGCGGCTGGTGCGCCGGCGACCGCCGCAAGTCCACCACTGGGTGAATGAACGCAAAAGTTTCCCCGCCAGATTTTACCCGATGATGCGAAAGCAATTGCGCGCAAACGGTTACGACGCGCCGCAAGGGCTATGGGATTTTGAGCCAGAACAAAACAGTGCAGCGGCTTAGGGGTCGCGCATGGCGCAATTGTCGCTGTTCAAAAGCAAACGTCAGCGCGGCGTGAAATCACCGCCGGCCAAAGAGTACGTCACGCACTGCATGGTCGCCGACACGCTGCGCCGCTGGCAGATGCCGGGCTGGCGCTGGTCGCATTTCCCGGCCGGCGAGTACCGGCACCCGGCAACGGCGATGCGGCTGAAACGCATGGGCGTGCAAGTCGGCTGGCCGGATTTTATTCTGCTGGCGCCAATCCAGACATTTGAGGATTTGCATGAATTCGGCGGCGTGCATTTTCTGGAATTGAAGCGCAAAGGCAGCAAGCTATCGGAGTGGCAACAATCGTTTTCCGAATTCTGCGTGCTCAACGGCTATCCGTATTTCTGGTGCGACAACTACAAGGACGCCATCAACAAACTCAAAGCATGGGGCGCCGTAAAGGCCAGTGTGTCGGTATGAACAATCATCCCGGTTTTCAGAAACGTCTGCGTGCATCCGGGTCGGCGATGGTCGCGGTCGCGGCGCACCTTCACGCAAAGGGTTGCTCGGTCGAAATCCGGCCCATCAAAGTTGCGGCGACTGCCGGCGAAGCAGAGCATTTCCTTGATGACGGCGACTTGATTGTGCGCCGTCGCTACGAAGTCAAACATCGGCCCGACATTGATTTTACGTCCGCTTTGGATTGGCCACACACCGACATGATTGTTTCCAGAGTTGGCGTGGTTGATCGCGCCGGTGACGATGTTGCTGCCTACGTCATCGTCAACGCAAGCATGACCTACTGCGCCATCATTCCGTACAGGACAAAACCGTGGTGGCGCAAAGGCAACATTCTGGCCAGCAACACCGGCAATGTTGAGGACAACTATTTTTGTCCGCTCAATCAGGTCATCTTTGAAAAGATGCTGCCATGAACGCAGAACAAATCGCACTCGCGCTTGGTGGCAAACGTTCGGGCCGGCAGTGGGCGTGCTGTTGCCCGGCGCATGAAGATCGCTCGCCGTCGCTCATTGTGTTCGACGGGCGCGAAGCCGTGCAAGTGCGCTGCATGGCCGGCTGCGATCCGCGCGATGTCATTGCCGTGCTCAAATCGCGCGGCCTCTGGGATTCAGACTACGCAAGGGAACGCTGCCGGCTTGATAACGAGAGCCGCGAGACTCCCGGCTACGAAATGGTCGATGCGCGCAAGTGGGCCAAGCACTACGAGAACAGGCCGCTGGCGGCGCCGGCGTCCGATCTGGCGCTGAAAATCTGGCAAGAGTCGTGGTCGCCGTATTCGACTGACGCGGAAAGGTACTTGCACAGCCGTGATCTGCTACTTCCAAAGGACGCGAGCGTCGTTCGTTTTCACCCGGTTTGCCCGCGCGGCAATGGCAAACAGCCGGCGTTGATTGCGCTGTTCCGCGACGATGAAACGGACAGGCCGAAAGCAATTCACCGGCTGTTCCTGACCAAAGACGCCACCAAGGACTGCGCGATGATGCTCGGCCCGGTCGGTGGCTGCGCCATCAAGCTGACCAGCAGGGCCGAAACATTCGCAAGCGATCTGGCTACCTGCGACTGTCTCAATATCTGCGAAGGCCTTGAAACGGGTCTGGCGTTGCTGGCGTCGGGCGTCAAACCGATCTGGGCCGTTGGTTCGGCCGGCGCTATTCAGTCGTTCCCGGTGATATTCGGGCTAGGCGGCATCTGCATCTGGGCCGATAACGACGCTGCCGGCCTCTACGCGGCAGAGCAGTGCTATTCGCGCTTTGTCGAGGCCGGGCGCACCGCAATCATCAGAACGCCGGAGGACGAAGGTTACGACTTCGCCGACTTCCTGCATGGCTAAAGAAATCCGGCCTTACGTCGAAAAGAATTCGCGGCACGACAAGCCTGACATTTCATGGGCGCGCAAAGCCAACGGCCATGACAAGCCGTGGATGGCGGACGAATACAAAGGCCAGTGGGAAGGCGACCCGGATGAAACGCCGCCGCAAGGCTGGCTGGTCAAGGGCATTGTCCCCAAGATGGGCGTTGGGCTGATGGCCGGCCAGTCCGGCATGGGCAAGACGTTTGCCGTGCTCGATCTGGTGCAGTGTCTGATTCTGCAACGCGACTTTGCAAACAAACCAGTTGACCAAGTTGGCGGTGTGATCCTGTTCGCGGCAGAGGCGCCGTCACAGGTCCGCAAGCGCTGGGAGGGATTACGCAAGGCTAAAATCGCGCCGTGGTTCACTGAAATCGGCGAGGACATGAAGCGCCTGCCGTTCAAGTGGATTACCAATGTGCCACGGCTGTCTGCGGACGATGCCTACGACAAGATGTTTAATTTCTGCGAGCGTATGAAGCATGAACTGGCAGAGCAATTCGATTGTGGGCTGGTACTCATTGCAGTTGATACGCTGGCCGCTGCCGCCGACTTCAAAGATCAGAACGATGCCAGCGAAGCACAGCGGGTTATGAATCTGCTTGCGCGTCTGTCGGCAGCAACGGACGCTACCGTGCTGGTGGTCGATCACTTCGGCAAGGACGAAAGCCGGGGCGTGCGCGGGTCGAGTGCCAAGGAAGCCAGCGCCGACTTTGTGCTCTCGGTGCTCGGTGAGAAATCGCAAACCGGCGTGCTGCGTAACTCGCGGCTGGCCATCCGCAAGATGCGGGGCGGGGCGGCCGGCGATGAAATACCTTTCAGGCTGTCGCCGGTTGACATGGGCCGTGATCTGGATGGTGAGCCAATTGTGGAAATGACAGTACAGTGGGACGGTATCGTGGTTCACAGTCGGGCAGGGCGGCCCAATGTGTCGCTGTTGCCGCTGTTGGCTGCGCTTGATGATGCACTGGCCAGCAGCGGCAAGATGATGGCACCGGGTCCGGGGTATCCGGTCATGCGTTGCGTCGAGGACTCAGTTGTGCGCGACGCCTTCGCGCACAAGTATCCCTCAGTAGGCGACCCAACCAAGCGCGACGATGCTGTGAGGAAAGCATGGGATAGGGCAAACAAGCACCGCGAGGCGCGCAAGTTTGTGTCGAGCTACGCCGGCGATGGCAAGGTTTTGATGTGGCGCGTGCTGCCGGAAGCTACAACCGCCCCTGTACCCGGCTAACGGTCTTACCGGACCATGGCGCGCCGGTCGGGGTCGCAACCTTGCGACGGTTTAATTCCAGCGCGATTTGTCTGGCGCTCAATTCTGCCAGTTCAACAAAGACGGGTTTTAGTTCCAGCGCCCGCTTGGCTGCGGCCTTTTTGTTCTTTGCTCCAAAGTCCGGCG